TAATTTTGTCGTTATAAGCACGAACGTAACAGGCGGGGATTAGTTCCTGTCCGTCAATCTTCCGTTGCTTCAAGACATGTGAATACGACATCTGATTAGGTACAGCGCGTGTGCGAAATTTCTTCCTAGCAGCCCTAGCCGAAGCCCAAGCCACACCACGCTCCCTAGATCTCTCAATCTCATCACGCATCGCACGATGTTCCTCACTCGTTACTAAGTCATATCCGTCAGGTACGGGGGCCATCTGAATTACACCTTTCACTATCGGTCGATCGGCAATTGGCAAAGACGTCAATGCGCGTCGGATCTTGCGATCTTTGCGGCACACTGCGTGAAGATGTTGTGGTAACTCCGACAGATGCTTATCCCGGCTTTTGGCCAAGATATGCGCATTCTGACGTACCACTTTGCGAAACGTCTTCACGTCAGGACTGGACTCGGCTGCAAAGCCAAGTACGTCCTCAACGCCAGGGTCCATCCACACGGAAGAAGCGTTAAACTTCCGTACTTTCTTGCCGTTGGTAAACAATGTTGAATTAATCTCGCAATGAACATTCGAAGACATGGTCTTTTCACGGTTCACAACAAGTCCAACATGTTCACCTTCCTCGGCAATGTAACCTCGGAGATTAGTCTTCGTCCGAACTTCGCGAGTCAGCAGATCGTCACCGTTGATCAAACATCGGTGTCCACTCCACTCCTTGAAAGAAATCTCCTTCCCAATGTACATTCGGTCGATGCACAAATCAACGACGGTTTTGTTGATAAGGCATAATAGCGGAAACGACATAACGGACCCCATGGGCTGTCCGGAATCGCACGCTACACCTTCAAGTGACAAATCACCAAGCACCCGAAGGCACCGAAGTTCATCGTCACTCAAGGAATTTGATCGTTCTATCAGTACGTCTATAGCGGACCGCACGTACGCGGTTTTAATATTATCAGTAGCCGATGAGTAGTCAAAACTCAAAAGCTCCGCCCCGTTCAACTTACTAATGTGTTTTTCGGTTGGGTTACCGACTAACAACCACCCTTTCCTTTTCAGTCCGTCGTACAAACTGTAATGAAGAGGAGCAAGAACGCGTGTGTTCTCGGAAGAATACACCGTCACGATTCGAGGTTTACCGGAACTGAAAACAAGTTCAGTCCTAAACTCATCCGAAAACTCCTCGACATTCCAGTTCCCACCATCCTTTCGGGTAAAGGAACGCGTGGCATTCCCATTGGGAATGAACGGACGTCGTCGAGAATCCCAACCTTTGTCGACATTGCGCGCAAAC